ATGGCGAGCGAATACTCACTAGCGGATGTGCTGGGAAAGATGTATGAGAACCAACTGGCGTTAGAGGCGGCAGTAATGGAGCTGGTGTTATGGACAGAAGAGCGTGGCGAATTGACGACTGGTGGAAACGTCCGTGGCGCCCTTCAAACGCTTGGTGAGAATGCAGGCCACATCAAACAAGGCTTAGCCAAGCTGAAGAAGCAGGATCGCCTGTAAAAATTTATCGCCAATGCGGAAGGATACTCCAACGTACCGGGCGTTCGAATCTCTCCTTCACCGCCAAATTGATAAAACGCAAACCCCTGATTTTCCTGGAGAAAATCGGGGGTTTGTGGTTTTTGGCGTCTCAAAAAAGCCTCCATGGGACCACCATGGGACTGGCGCCCTGTTTTGGTGCGTAAAGGGCGTGTTGGCCAACCCTAGATTTCGATTGAAAAAGCGGGATTATTTGGCGTTTGATGCTAATCGCTCGCGTGATCTCCAATCGAAAGGAAGGGGTATGGACGGAATAGGCAGGCGGCTTAGAGAGGAGCGCGTTCGACTCGGCTACACCCAGGCTGCTTTTGCTGCATTGGGCGGGGTTTTGGTGAATGCTCAGGGAAAATATGAGCGTGGGCTGCGCAGTCCCAGTGCTCTATATCTCGCCCGATTGGCTGAGATAGATGTCGATGTGATTTACATCTTAACCGGACGATGTAAACGTTAGCTTGCTAATAGTAGGGAATATCGTAATCCGTGATGGCATAAAACTATCAATTAAGCGCTCGTTTGAATTTTCAATTCTGCTTTCTTGAAAATACACCGTAATTGGTCAATCTTACATGTCTAGTCACTTAAGGATGGAGCCATCATGACTGCCAAACAAGCGAGCCGTAATTGCGCAAAATGCAAAAAGCCGTATGACCCCTCTACAGAAGCGGAGCCCACTTACATGGTTTCCACTACCTCAGATCTACTTTGCCCTAAGTGCAAGCGGAAACACTCGGCGCAGATTGTGAACACTGCACTGCGCAACAACGTAGAGAAAATGTGCGTGCTCGCGGGCCACCGCAAATAATAGCGTCAGCAGATAGACAAGGTGATCTACTCATATGAGTGTACTGTTTGTTTCGTGCATTTATTCGGGTGGCGGAGGAATGTAGGGCTTTGGCTGGAATGGTACGTCGCCGGACGGCCGCCATCTTACATTTTCAAGCCCGTAGCGCTCGGCGAGCGGTTTGCTTATACGTTTAAGCTTATCATTACGTGACCGCGGAATGATGCCTATTCCCGCATCGCAGCAAGCCCAGTGCCATGCCTCCGCATTATTCATTACTTCGCTTCTTATGATGAAAGATTTGGGCGAGTTGTGAAGCTCATACTCAATGACATATAGAGAATTTTTCATCCTTACCTCCTCCTAGAAATTTTGTTGTCCCATTAGAAGGAAGGTTCAGATTTTTTATTGTTAACACTCTTACGTTACGTGCTGCATGTATCGTCGTTCCTGCTACTGCCATTCGTCGGCACTTCGACAAGAAAATTAAACCCTGTGAGAGGTTTTTGTTTCTCAGTAGTGAGCCTGTTCCCTCAGCAGTCTCTAAGTAAAATCTCCTGTCTTGCCCGTACTCAGTACGGGCTTTTTTACTGTGTGCGCAATGTAAGCGTCCGGCGAACTCACCTTCCGAACTCCAGCATTAGGGGCGATGGTGTCCGCGTATTTTTAAGCGGACGCGATCCCCCTTATCGCCAGGATTTCCATGCGCCAACGAAGCTCTTATCCGAAACCGTTCAAAGCCCAGGTCGTTCAGGAATGCCTGCAACCTGGCGCATCCATTTCCAGTGTCGCCATCAGCCACGGCATCAATGCCAACGTCATCCGTAAATGGATGCCGCTCTATCGAGATCAGCCTGCAGCGACTTCACTACCGGCATTCGTCCCACTAAAAGTCGCACCTAAACGGCCAGCCGAAGCGTCAGTGATCATCGAGTTGCCCATGGCCGGCCAAGTAATCACAGTGAAATGGCCAACCTCAGATCCCGAGGGCTGCGCGCAATTTATCCGGGCTGTCGCTCAATGATCCGCATCGATGCAATCTGGCTGGCCACCGAGCCAATGGATATGCGCGCCGGCACCGAAACCGCATTGGCCCGGGTGATCGCAGTGTTCGGTGTGGCGAAGCCGCACTGCGCTTATCTGTTCGCCAATCGGCGGGCTAACCGGATGAAAGTGCTGGTGCACGATGGCGTGGGCGTCTGGCTTGCCGCACGGCGCCTGAATCAAGGCAAGTTTCACTGGCCCGGCATTCGCCATGGCTGTGAGGTCGAACTCGACAGCGAGCAACTCCAGGCGTTGGTACTGGGCCTGCCGTGGCAGCGGGTCGGCTCAGGCGGCGTGATCAGCATGCTGTAACCGCCGGCCATTTGGCCAGTCTGCTTGTCGTCGTTTCGCGCCTGCTCTGACACAATCGGCGCCATGACTTTCTCGCCTAACCTCGATCAGATGACCCCGGAACAGCTTCGTGCCTTGGCGGCACAGGCGTTGCAGTTGCAGTCCCAAGTCGAGGCGATGAGCAGGAAGATCCAGAACGATGAAACTATCATCGAACAGCTCACCTACGAAATCGCCCTGCTCAAACGCCACAAGTTTGCCAAGCGCAGCGAGCAAATCAGTCCGGTGCAAGGCAGCTTGCTGGATGACCTGCTCGATACAGACCTTGAAGCTATCGAAGCTGAGCTAAAACAGCTCCTCCCAGCTTCGCCACATGCCGAGCCACGGCAATCACCCAAACGTGCGCCATTGCCACCGCAGTTTCCACGTACCGTGATTCGCCACGAGCCAGAAAACACTCAGTGCGCCTGTGGCTGCCAACTTCAGCGTATTGGTGAAGACGTCAGCGAGAAGCTGGATTACACGCCGGGCGTGTTCACGGTCGAGCAACATGTGCGTGGCAAATGGGCCTGCCGTCAGTGCGAAACACTGATCCAGGCGCCAGTGCCGGCGCAGGTTATCGACAAAGGTATCCCGACAGCAGGCTTGCTGGCCCAAGTAATGGTGGCCAAGTTTGCCGATCACTTGCCACTGTACCGGCAGGAGAAAATCTTTGGTCGTGCCGGACTGGCAATCGCTCGCTCGACCTTGGCCCAATGGGTTGGACAGACCGGCATGCGACTCCAGCCGCTGGTCGATGCGCTGCGTGAAGCTGTGCTGAACCAGGGCGTTATTCACGCTGATGAAACGCCTGTGCAAATGCTTGCGCCGGGAGAGAAGAAAACCCACCGGGCCTACGTCTGGGCCTACAGCACTACGCCGTTTTCGGCGCTCAACGCGGTGGTTTACGACTTCAGCCCAAGCCGTGCTGGCGAACATGCGCGCAACTTCTTGGGTGACTGGAACGGCAAGCTGGTCTGCGATGATTTCGCTGGCTACAAGGCTGGATTTGAGCAAGGCATCACTGAAATCGGCTGCATGGCCCATGCCCGTCGCAAGTTTTTCGATCTGCACGTGACGAACAAAAGTCAGCTGGCCGAACAAGCGCTGCACTCGATCAGCGGCTTGTACGAGGTCGAGCGCCAAGCGCGGGACATGAGTGATGAAGATCGTTGGCGAATGCGTCAGGAAATGGCGATACCGATCATCAAGAAACTGCATGACTGGATGTTGGCCCAGCGCGACCTTGTGCCTAACGGATCAGCCACGGCCAAGGCCCTCGACTACAGCCTGAAACGCTGGGTAGCGCTGACGCGCTACCTAGACGATGGAGCTGTGCCCATCGACAACAACCAAGTAGAGAACCAGATACGGCCATGGGCACTCGGACGTTCGAACTGGTTATTTGCCGGGTCGCTACGTAGCGGTAAGCGGGCGGCTGCAATCATGAGCCTGATCCAGTCGGCGCGTATGAATGGACATGATCCCTATGCCTATCTCAAGGATGTGCTGACACGGTTGCCGACACAGCGAGCCAGTGAGATCGGGCAATTGCTACCGAATCAATGGATGCCGTCCTGCTGAATAATGAATCGCCCCGAAGCAGAAGCGTAGGAGCGATTCACTACTACAGCTCTAGCCGGGCAGGCTCAAGTGCAGCAAGGGGAAGGGGCGGCCCTCGCCATCCAGCGGAGAACGACCTGTTTGAACAAAACCGTAATGTAGATAGAACCCTACCGCTTCGGGGTTCTGTTCATTCACATCAACACTCATCTGACTGCGCGAACTGCGGGCATGATCCAGCAGTGCGCGGCCAATCCCTTTCCCTCGCAGATCTGGTTCGATGAAGAGCATCTCTACGTGGTTTTCATTGAGCCCGATGAACCCTAGCGGGCAGTCCTCGGCATCTACCGCAACCCATAGTTCGACAGCGGGTAGGTAAATATCGCGGAGCTGAGGGAGTAATGCCTCAATATCGGATTCTTGCAGGAAGTGATGTGTGGCGCGAACGGAGCGCAGCCAGATGTTGAGCAGTTGCGGATGGTCGGCGTTAGTAGCCTGACGAATGATCATAGAATCATCCTTAACACTTGATATCGGAAATGAGGCGCGCTACTAGATAGCGACCGTATAAGTGGCGGCAACTGTATGACCGCTTCGCGAGTTAACGCCTGGGCGGTTCACGGCAGAGGTAGCCGGAAAGGAGGGAGGAAGGACGATACTGAGAGGCTTTTGGGGTGTCAATAAAAAATTACGGAAGGGATTGTGGATGAAGCATACCTGACAGATGGTGGCCGGGCCGGTAGGGGTCTCACGCGGGACGCTAGAACCGGATGATGTCAGGAGCTTATGGTGACTTACCCGGACGCTTACTGCGCAATGTAGTTATGAACGGCTTAGGCATTCGAACGCGTGCTTTTAAAAAGTGCTCTCACCCCCTATATACGCAAGGGCTACTATTTGGGCTTAGATCCAGAAGAGTACGTGTGCATGTGTTGTGGGGAACAGCGCAAGCCTGAGCAGTGGGAGAATTTTGAATCTCGACGTAAACCGCCTGCTGGAATGCTCAACGGACCGAAGCGCCATTAGCCTTTGGCTGTTATAGGGCGCTGCTAGTAACGCGCCCTATGTTCAATGGCCCCCACATCAAGGCCCGCTCCGGCGGGCTTTTTTGCGCTTGGCGGAAACCAGACCCCGGGAGCCTGGTCTACCATTGCCCTTGATAACGGCTGAGCAGGATCGCTAAGGACGAGAGACGTGTCGCTACCCATCACCGCACGGCAGATGAATGCCCTCAGGGCACTGCAACGCAAGGACCCGGACCTGGGCGAGCTGGCCACCGCCATCGCGCTGGCCTTCGATGCGACGAAGGTCGAGAACCCGCAGATGGCGCGATTGATCCTTGAAAAGACCTGCCGTCGCATGACCGTCCGGCAACCCGGCAGTCATGAAGCAATGATTCAGCACCTGGCGACCTTCGGGAAATTGAGTTGCCTGACACCGGCGCAGGTCAGTGACTTTATCGTTCGAGTCAGAAGGCACGCTTGATGTTGTGCCATGGTACTGATCGCAAATGCCTGTCGCCCCGATTCCAACGTCCCATCTAAACGTGAATATCTGACGCTGTGTGAGCGAGAGTGTGTGCGCGTGAGCGCAAAGGTCGTGAGTACTGCGCAATGCCGCGCAAAGCCTCAAAAGCAGCCCGCCCTGACACCTCTCGCGTTTTCATGTTGACCCACGGGAAAGAGGTTAGGAGGGTTAGTTTTTTTCAGGGCGCCTTGAAAGCCTTGTTTATTATGGCTTTTCGAATGGTTGGCAAGGTTAGCTTTTGGGTTAGGTCTGGTTATTTCCTAACCTTTATTAGCGTTAAATATTCAACATATTAATTCCTTTAAAAACAATAGGTTACGAATTACTAACCTTTGACCTAACCCAACCTAACCCATCGAAGTTAGGTCTCAAGCCCAACAAACACGGGCCTTCCAAGTCACAACACCCCCCTCAAAAAAAACTAACCTTTTTCCCGAGGCACCTACTGAATTCAGCTGTGTGCGCGTGCTTATGAGCGTTGCCAAAAACATCCACCTTCGCAGGGTTCCGCAGGTTTTCCGTACCTCTAAAACGCCTAGCAAGCCCCCAGCCTACGCCGTCGAGAGTGGTGCGCAGGTGCGCAGAAAAAACGACCTATTTAGCCCGCAGGCGAGGTGGGGGGACGACGGCGCGCGCCAGGTGCAGACCATCCTATAGACCGCCTGTAGCACGTCACTCCCCCAGCCTTATGTGGCACGCCAGTTCCCCGAGCCGTCGCCATGCCAGTAGGGCCGGCGACATGTCCTGATGCCGCCGAGCTACGACACGCCAGTCAATACGTCGGGATACGGTCACGCCCCCGTATTTATTGACTGAAACGTCGCTTCCGGTTGTTGTGACACCATGAAAGTGCTATGTTGAAATGGGTTTTTTCATGTCGTAGAAGCCCAAACTTTCATCCTTCCCCTGCTCACTTTTCAGCTCTCCGACCCCACTTCCGCCTACAGCTCGTCGGCTCAAATCGCGGCGCATTTAAACCTCGATTACTGTACGCACATACAGCTATTGAGATTCCCGCTATGAACGTTGACATGGACACCGATGATTGGCTCGGTTGCCCCACTCCACTTGAGATGTACCAGCACCAATGCTCAATCCTCGTAGATGAGCTGGTGGAGACAGAGCGCATGCTGCGTCGAGCGCGGGAGAATATCGCTGGCTTGGTGCAGATGAATGACCTGCTGATGGCAGGCAAGGCGGATGCGGAAGAGAGGTTGGCAGCGGCTGAAGAAAAGATCAGCATGCTGGAACAGCAGTACTCGTTTGCCTCAGTGCAAAGCGTGAAGATTATTACCGGGCAACGAGACCATTTGCTCAGGGAGAATCAGCGACTGCTGGTCGAGCTTAGCGTTTACAAGCAGCCATTAGCCTAACTCGTCGGCATAGGCCGCTACTGCTTCCTCAGTCAGCTCCCGCCACTCACCTTCGTTGATCAGTCCCTTGTGCTTGAGGTCGTCAGCCAGGGCGAGCCGCGTTTCGTATCGCTCCTCGGGGGTGGCCGATATAAATGCGGGATCGTTACGCAGCGCAAACCACGCCTCCATTGCGTTCACCTGATCAATGTTGATCGCCACGACGAATACCTCGAGCCAGTGTCTACAGTGTAGAGATCGGCCGGGGACCGGCTGTTCATCGGCGCCGACGAGCGGAGATACTTATGTGCGGGAGACTTTCGCAGTACCGGGGCATCTACGAGTTCGTTGCAGCGCTGAGCATGCCCAATGCTCTGGCGAACTCCGTGGGCGATCAGCCGATTGAGCGCTACAACGTGGCACCGACAACCGCGGTTGCGCTGCTGCACCTGCAGGGCGACCTACTCCACGCCGATCCGGTACGCTGGGGGTGGAGGCCGCACTGGGCAAAAGACCGGGCAGCGCCAATCAATGCCCGCGTGGAAAAGGTAGCCCACGGCCCGTTCTTCCGGGCGATCTGGCCGCACCGTGCAATCACGCCTATCGACAACTGGTTTGAGTGGGTAGATGAAGGCGGACCCAAAAAGCAGCCCTACCTGATCCGCCGGCGGGATGGTGCGCCGATATTCTGTGCGTCCATCGGCCAGATGCCTGACCCCGATGAAGGACCAGGCGAGCATGACGGCTTCGTGATTATCACCGCCGATAGTGCCGGCGGCATGGTGGATATTCACGACCGAAGGCCCGTGGTGTTAACCCCGGACCTGGCCCGCGAATGGCTGGACCCGGCAACGCCCAAGGAACGCGCCGAGCAGATGGTGTTGCACCAGGGCGAACCCGCCGAGGCCTTTGAGTGGTTCAAGGTTGACGTCGCGGTGGGCAACGTGAAGAACAAACAGGCCGGTTTGATCCGGCCCTTGATTTAGAAAAGTCCGCCGAAGGCGTTCGGCTCCCAGTTCATGATCACCAGCTCGCCGGTAACTTCGGCCTTCGCCTGGCGTTGATTGGCCGTGCTGTATCGAATATCCACCGTTTCGAAGTGGAACCCCTCAAACACCCGCCTGATATCGGGGTGATCGTTGATGCTCACCATCACCTTGCCCTTGCAACGCCGCATGAACTCGGCCATCCGCTCGTAGTTTTCAAAGGGGAAGTCCACGCCATAGCCGGCGGTCTGCCAATACGGTGGGTCCATGTAATGGAAGGTATGTGGCCGGTCGTAGCGCTCGGCGCACTCAAGCCACCCGAGATTCTCGACGTAGGTGCCGGACAAGCGCTGCCAAGCTGCAGACAGGTTCTCCTCGATCCTCAGCAAGTTAATGGCCGGCCCGGTTGTGGCGGTGCCGAAGGTTTGTCCACTGACCTTGCCGGCGAAAGCATGGTGCTGCAGGTAGAAAAACCGTGCCGCGCGCTGGATATCGGTAAGGGTTTCCGGCCGGGTCATCTTCTGCCACTCAAACACCTGCCTGGAGCTGAGCGCCCACTTGAACTGGCGCACGAACTCCTCCAGGTGGTTCTGCACGACGCGGTACAGAGTCACCAAGTCGCCGTTGATATCGTTGAGAACTTCAACCGGCGCAGCCTGGGGACGCATGAAGTAAAGCGCGGCGCCGCCAGCAAAAACCTCGACGTAGCATTCATGGGGTGGAAACAGTGGAATTAGACGATCTGCCAGGCGGCGCTTGCCGCCCATCCACGGGATAATTGGTGTGCTCATTAAGTGATCCTTGTTTCGACAATTGGATTCGCTTAGGCTTCGCACCCCCTGCGCAGTGGGGCGAGGCCTTGGTTGGAGCACTCGGCACGTTCGAGTGATTCAGCGTCGAGCGGGTGTTAGCGCACCAGCTCGTCGCCTCGTTTACTGCGCAGGGGGTTTTATGCCCCTACGGGAATTTCGTATGGCTTGAAGCGCACGACCTCCTCCCCGAGCCATTCATTCACTTGCGCCATGCGCGCCTGAATGGGCTCCAGTTCATTGGCCGCATAAATCTGCGCTGCTTCCCTGATCGACCCAAACCCACCCGCGTTCTGCGGCACGATGCCCATCAGTTGCGGCGGAATGCGCAAGCTGGCCAGCACGTCGTCGCGGGTCTGATTTTTGATCGAGTTGAATTCATCCTTGGCCGTCACTTCGCTGACCGGGATGATCTGCAGTCCGTCTTTTTTGCCGTTGGGCGAATACACAAACAGGTTTCGGAAGTTGCCAGGCCCCTTGGAGTCCTTCAGCGCCTTGCGTAGGGAGTCGACGTCCGCTTCGTTCTGCGCGGCGTCGGTCATGTAGAGAATGAAACCGGCATGACTGCCGTTTTCGTAGTACTTGCGACGAAAAAGCGTGGCCGACTCATTCAGCAGTGCCGACTGCAGCGCGCTGATCCATTCGGGCAGGCCGTACACTTCCTGGTGCAGATCCGCCTCCCGCAGATGAAAAACCGTGCCTGGTTCAAACTCGTGCTCTTCCTTCCAGCCCTGGACCATGAACTGCCGGCCGTCCTTGCCCTGGCGCATGTACTTTGCCAGCGGCGGCACCAGCTCGCGCACCGGGCCGAGCATCGAACGTCGTCCCTCCAGATAACCATTGCCCAGGCAAAGAAAATCCAGCGTGAACTGTTCGAACGCCGCGCGCGACAGCAGCCGGTGCGGGATAAAGGTCTTGCTCAACAGGTTGCGCTTGAACATCAAGCCCGAATGCAGATGCACGCTGGAACCCACAGACCGTGCCAGTCCATCCAATGACAGCGGCGGCTCGTACCAGCGCCCGTTAAACCAGCACTCCAGATAGTCGAACACCTCCCGACCGCTCAGCACGGGTGACGGATCACCGAAGCTGAACGCCTCCATCTTGCTGTCACTGCGCGGGATAAATTCCTGCGTTACCACTTCGGGAGCTTGGGCGAGGTGCTTGTTGTTTCTGCGGCGGTTCGACATCAAAAAATCTCCATCCGCCCGGTGTTGGCAGTGGTCTGCCCCTCCAGCGGTTCGTTATGCAATGCGTGAAAGAGCGCCCACGCCAAGTCGGCGTGACCGGTGTTGTCGTTGCGGCCGGCGGTGTAGGTGAATTGGCGACCGCCTGCGGTGATGGTCTTGCGGATCGCCATCAGCGACTGCGCCATGTCGGTCCACCCGGCGTCGAATTCCAGCCGGCCCCGGTGGATCACGTCGTAAGCCTTCAGCACCAGGCGCGTCTTGACCTCGGGCGAATAGCTGAACGTGGTGACATTGGGGAAGAATTGGCGCACCAGCTGCGCCACGCCGCTGCCCAGGCCGGTGACGTCGATCCCGATGTACGTCACCCAGTAGCGGTCGCAGACGGCTTTAATCACGCTGGCCTGCGCCGCGAAGTCCATCCCACGGAATTGGTGACGTTCCAGCACCCGGAACTTGCCGCCCGGAACCAGCGGCGGCGCAACCACCACCAGGCCGGAGCAGTCACCGGTTTCCGCAGGGTCATAGCCCACCCACACCTGGCGATCCCCGAATGGACGCATGGCAAACGGCTTGTAGTCCTCGGCCCACTCAACCCAGCTGTCGACCATGCACGGCTGCAGCACCGTCAGCGGAAAGATGCTCGCGCCATCGTCGACAAACTCGCACATCAGCAGGTTTGCAAACGCCTCTGGGCTGTACTCGCGGCGCAACTCCTCAATGTCGAACAGGTCGCAACCGCCCTGCTCCGCGTCGAGAATGGTGACGATTTGGCGCCACAACCGGTCCTCGCAGAATCGCCCTTGCTGGAGCGCGCCATGGGAAACATCGACCTTGGTGTGTTGCGCCGCTGGCTTGCCTTTGTTGAAGCGTTCGCCAGTCCAGAACGTATAGGCTTCGTGGGCCATGGTCGACGGCGTCGAGAAGTAGGTTTTGCGCCACTTCTTGTGCATCGCCATGCCGGAGGCGACCTTGTTCAGCTCCTCAAATTTGAACGTCCAGAAGAACTCATCGAAGTAGAAATTGCCGTGGTAGCCCTGGGCGGTGCGCGCATTCGTACCGAGAAAAAACAGCTCGGCGCCATTGGGCAAGACGATGGGATCGCCGGTCAGCTCAACACCAATGACCTCACGGGCAAACGCCTGGATGTATCCCCGAAACAGATAAGCCTGGTTCTTCGAGGCCGACAGGAATATCTGATTGCGCCCGGTCTCCAGCGCATCAATGAACGCCTCGCGGGCAAAGTAGTAAGTGGCGCCTATCTGCCGGCTTTTGAGGATGACGCGAGTGCGCTGGTTTCCCGCCCGGTACCAATCTTTTTGGTAGTCGAAACACCCATCGATGAACGCTTCGCGCAGCAGCTCGATCTGGTCTTCGCTGATGTCGTTTTTCGGCGTCTTTTTCTTCGGCCCTTCGTTGCGCTTGGCAAGGTTGGGGTTGAGTTCGGTTTCGGTTCCGCCGCCCTGGAAACGCTGAATGCGCGCCTGGCGCTCCAGCTGGCGGTGCAGCAGGTCAATTTCCTTGAAGTCGCCGCCGCTCTTGCCTTCCTTGAGGATCAGTTGCACCAACCGCGCTTCCAGCGCGCCGCCGATCCGCTCAACATTATCGGCCCGGTCCCACTCGTCGCGAGCCTTCCAGCTGTGTAGCGTTTTTTCCTTTTCGCCCGTAGCCTCGGCAATCTCGCAGATACGCCAACCCATCCAATAGAGGAACTTGGATTGGCGTCTGGGATCGATGGGGAGCAATTCGGTCGTAGTCATGGCCGCGATGCTGCCGCTCTGGCCTGCGACTCAGTAGCGCCGCCCCTTGTAGCTCAGCCCTCTACAATCTCGTCCCGTTGCCGCAACTCGCGCGCGTCACGACCATGCCCCTCATTGCAACGCACTTAGCGCCCAACGCATTGAGGATTCCCGGCATGAAGAAATTTCGCAGTAATTGGTTCCGCGTCGCCGTCGAGGGCGCTACCTCGGACAAGCGCACCATCAAACGCAGCTGGCTGGAACAAGCTGCGAAAAACTTCAATCCTTCCACATACGGCGCCCGAATCTGGCTGGAGCACTTCCGCAGCTTGCTGCCAGACAGCCCGTTCAAAGCCTACGGCGACGTGCTCGCGGTCAAGACCGAAGAAGTAGAAATCAACGGTCAGAAGAAGCTGGCCCTGTTTGCCCAGGTCGAGCCAACGCCCGACCTGATCGCCATGAACAAGGCCAAGCAGAAGATTTACACCTCCATCGAAATCGACGACAGCTTCTCGGATACCGGCGAGGCGTACATCGTCGGCCTGGCGGTGACCGACTCCCCAGCCAGCCTGGGCACTGACGTACTGTCTTTCTCTGCGCAGAAGCCCGAATCCAGCCCCTTCAAAGACCGCCACTACTCGGCGACGTCGATGTTCACCGAGGCAGTGGAAACCGAGCTGCAGTTTGAAGAAGTCGAAGACAAGCCCGGCCTCGGCGCCCAGCTTTTCAGCAAGGTCCAGGCGTTGCTGGGCGGCAAACAGGCAAAGGACGATGCAGAGTTCGCCCAGATCGGCCAGGCCGTTGAAGCGATAGCCGACCACGTCAAAGACCTGCCAGATCAACTCGCCGCCGAGAAGAAATTTTCCGCCGAACTGAACACCAAGGTCGAGCAGCTCAGCAAAGACCTGGTCGAGCTGAAAACGACCCTCGGCAACACACAAGACCACTCCCAAACCCAGCGCCCACCGGTAACCGGCGGCGGCAAACAAGCCCTGGCTGAATTCTGACCTGCGGCCTCAACCGCCCAGCCCACTATCGGAGACACCCATGCGTAACGACACTCGAAAACTCTTCACTGGCTACCTCGCCCAGGTGGCACAGATCAACGGCGTGGAATCGGCCACCGCCACGTTCAGCGTGGACCCGACTATTCAGCAGCGCCTGGAAACCAAGATTCAGGAATCCAGCGAGTTCCTGACCAAAGTCAACGTCATCGGCGTCGACGAACAGGAAGGCGAAAAGGTCGGCTTAGGCGTCGGCGGCACCGTTGCCAGCCGCACCAACACCAAGGTCAAGAAGCGTGAGCCAAGCAGTATTGGCACCCTGTCCAGCGACAAGTACCGAGCTGAGCAGACCGACTTTGACACCTACGTCAGTTACAAGCAGCTCGACGCTTGGGCGAAGTTCCCGGACTTCCAGACTCGCCTGGCCAGCGCAATTGCCCAACGTCAGGCGCTCGACCGTATCCAAATCGGTTTCTACGGTACTTCGGCCGCTGAACAAACCGACCGCACCGCGCACCCGTTGCTGGAAGACGTCAACATCGGTTGGCTCCAGCAATACCGCACTCACGCGCCTGACCGCGTGCTGAAAGAAGGCGCCGTCGCCGGCAAGATCACCATCGGTAAAACCGGCGACTTCAAAAACATCGACGCCCTGGTCTATGACGCCATTCAGTTGCTCGACCCTTGGTATCGCCGTAACCCCGGTTTGGTGGTACTGACAGGCCGAGAGTTGGTGCACGACAAGTTCCTGGCCTTGGTCAACAAGGACCAAGACGCGACCAATACCCTGGCGAGCGACCTGATCATCTCGCAGCGCCGCGTCGGTGGCCTACCGCTGTACGAGGTTCCTTACATCCCTGAAGGCACCATCCTCATCACCACGTTCGCCAACCTGTCGGTGTACTGGCAGATCGGTGGGCGCCGCCGCTACCTCAAGGAAGAGCCGGAGTGGAACCGTGTCAGCAACTTCGAATCGTCGAACGAGGCTTACGTGGTTGAGGAATACGGCTTGGGTTGCCTGCTGGAAAACATCACCCCAGTCGAAGAAGCCGGCAGCGAGGGTTAACCCCATGGCACTCAGCATCGCCCAAGCCCACCAACGCCGCGCACGCGCGGCCATGGAGGCGGCAAAAACAGCACCGCAGCAATCCATGGCCGGTGCCACAGCCTACGAGCATCAGTTGAATCAGCTGCTGCAAGACCGCTTGCGCTTGAAGGCCATCCAGTCCAACGAAGGCAAGGCTGCGCTCAAGCTGCAGCTGCTGCCTGAGTACATCCCGTATGTCGAGGGCGTGCTCCAAGCTGGCAACGGCGCTCAGGACGACGTTATGACCACTGTCATGGTCTGGCGCGTCGATGTTGAGGACTACAGCGGCGCGCTGGACATCGCCGACTACGTCCTCAAGCACAAGCTGATCATGCCGGACCGCTTCGAGCGCACCACCGGTTGCCTGGTCGCGGAAGAAATCGCTACAGCCGCGCTGAAAGCGCAGAAGGCCAACGGCAGTTTCGACTTAGCGATCCTGCACCGCACGGTTGAACTGACCGAAGCCGAGGACATGCCCGACCAAGCCCGCGCTAAGCTGTTCCTGGCAACTGGCCGCGCCACCTTGCACGGCATCAGCGCCGAAGAGCCTGGTCAGCCTGGACAGATTCAGGCGGGTATCGACCTGCTCAAGCGCGCCATCGAGCTACACGACGGCTGCGGCGGTAAGAAAGATTTGGACGGCGCCGAACGCCTCCTGAAAAAACACGCTGCCACTAGCAGCTAACCGAGCGTCCCCACGCACCCCGCCGGCTCGGGGCGGATCGGCCAGGCCGCTCCTCCTGAACGTGAAGCCCCGACCACCGGCGATCTATCGGAGCAGCTATGAACACCGCCTTTGCCAATCTCTACCAGAGTGTTTTCACTCCTACGGAATCCGAACGGCGCATGTCTGCAGCGGCTGAACAGTACGTCGCCGAAACAGAAACATACGACCGCTCCGTCTGCACTGGCCCCGTCATACACGGCGCCATCATGCCGGCCAACTCGCACGAACGGGGCCTTGCGAATCGCAACGCGGTGCGGGCGTTTGACAACCTCTGCAAGCAACACCCCGAATTCACCAGGCAACAGATCCGGCGTGAGATTTCCCGTACGGACAGCCGGGGCCTTTCCCTATGAGCGCATTTGTAGCCAGCGGCACCGTCGCCAGCGGTCACATCAACACCGACCCATTCTGGCCGTCGATTGATCTGGATAACTTGCGCGCCACCCTGCGCATCGACTCCAGTGTCACCCCGGCCCGCCTGGAAACCGCCGTGATCGCCGCAGCCATCAACCTCAACCGCGAATTGAGTGACTGGCGCACTGCTCAACAGGCGGCTGGCTACGCCACACTGGCAGACGTCCCAGGTGATCGGATCAAGGACGTATCGGTAAAGGCCCACCTCTATCGTCGTGCCATCGAAGCCGGTACCGGTGCCGAGGTGTGCGAGCGTTACCGCGACTACAGCGCCACCAACTCCGGCAATGCCAAGGCCGAAGAGACTGCACCCACCATCGACGACTACCGCCGCGATCTGCGCTGGGCAGTCCGTGATTTTCTCGGAAAAAGCCGCACCACCGTGGAGCTGATCTGATGCCCGTCACCATCCGCGCCAATCAAAACGAGACCGTCGATGCGCTGTGTTGGCGGTATTACGGCCGAACCGCGGGCGTCACCGAAGCGGTGCTACAGGCGAACCCCGGATTGGCTGATCACGGCCCCATCTTGCCGCACGGCCTCCCCGTCAACATGCCCGAAGCCCAGACCAGCGCGCCCCAGCGGCAGATGGTGAACCTATGGGACTGATCCCCCGCAACCAAGGAAACCCACACCATGGCTGATCCGACTTCCAGCGCCGTGACCGGCCTGCTTATGGGCCTGGGCCTGGCAACCGTGACGCCGATTATCGACGGCGAGGCGCTGTTTGGCGCAATCCTCGGCGCATGGCTGGTGACCAGCACCAAGCATGACCTCAAGGTCTGGCAGCGGCTGGGCTCGCTGTTTCTGTCGGCCGGCGTGGGCTATCTGTTCGCGCCGATGGCTCTGCAAGCCATCCCGTTCATCACCAGTGGCGGCGGCGCGTTCCTCTGCGCCCTGGTGGTCATCCCGATCAGCATCAAGCTGATGGTGTGGGTGGAAAAAGCGGACATCTGGGACATCTGGCGTCGCATCCGAGGGGGCAGCTGACATGCCAAATATCGAACTGGCCGTGCAACTGATCACGGCAATCGCCTACTTGCTGAGCGCCTTCCGGTTGGCCTGCTACACCCGAGGCGCATCCCGGTACCGGCGCAGCATCTCACTGCTTGCCAGCCTGTTCGGCTCTGCACTGTGCATCTGCGGGCTGGAAATACTGCTGTATCGCCAGCCCACCAGCCTCTGGCAAGCCGTCTCCATCGTATTGCTTTGCACCCTGATTTTCCGTTCACGCGGCAACGTCGCCGCCCTGCTGAGGCCCAGCGCATGACCACCACCCTTCGCCACGGCGACCGCTCGCAGGCGGTGCTTATCCTGCAAAAGAATCTCAACAGGCACGGCGCCAAACTGGTGCCTGACGGCCACTATGGTGACGCTACAGAGACGGCCGTTCGTGCGTACCAGGTGAAAGTTGGCCTGGTAGCCGATGGCGTTGCCGGTGCCAAGACCCAGGCCAGCCTGGCCGGCGGTGATTGCGCCCAGTTGCTTCGCAATAGCGATCTCGTGGCCGCAGCCGAACGCCTGGACGTGCCGCTGGCAAGCATCTACGCGGTCAACGAAGTGGAGTCCAAGGGCAAAGGCTTCCTCGACAACGGCAAGCCGGTGATCCTGTTCGAACGGCACGTTATGTACCGCCAGCTCGGCAAGGTTCGACACACGGGTGATGACCCGGCAGAGATCAAGCGCCATGCCGATGAACTCGCCGCGACCAACCCCGCCCTGGTCAACCCGAAGGCGGGTGGTTATATCGGCGGTACCGCCGAGCACCAACGCCTGGCCCTGGCCCGTCAGATCGACGACACGGCCGCACTTGAATCCGCATCCTGGGGCGCTTTTCAGATCATGGGGTATCAATGGGAGCGGCTTGGCTATGCGAGCGTGCACGACTTCGTGGCGGCAATGAGTGCCGGCGAATCGCAGCAGTTCGACGCCTTCACCCGTTTCATCGAAACCGACCCGGTGCTGCACAAGGCGCTGAAAGCCCGCAAATGGGCCGAGTTTGCCCGGCTCTACAACGGGCCGGATTACCTGCGGAATCTTTACGACACCAAGCTGCAGCGCGCCTATGAACGGCACGCTGGCTGTGAGTGCGGACAAGGGGTGGCGGCATGATTGACTTCGAAGCAGTGGAGAAACTCCGCGTGCGGGACGGGGATCTGCTAGTGGTCCCGGAATCGACCGAACAAGACGACATGCTACGGCTGGGCGAGTGCATCCAGTTGATGAACAACGCCAGGGCGGTAATCGTACGCGGCCCGATCAAGCAGCTCGACGCCGCAGCCATGAACAAACTCGGCTGGTACCGCGCGTGAGTACCCTGCGCCAGGCCCTGTACGGCGTTGCCCTGCTCGGTGCCCTGGCGCTGCTGATCTGGGGTCAGCAACAGCGCATCAATACCGCCGAAAGCCAAACAGACCTGGCAAAGAGTGCGGCCAAGACGGCCCGCGAAGATGCCGACCGCAATCTGGCGACCGCCACCACGCTCACCGCCACCCTGAAGCAAGAGCGCGAAAACCAGTCAACTCTGCGCGCCCAGCAGGATCAACTGCGCCTGGCCCTGGCAAAGCGCGCACGAACCATAGAGGAACTGAAACGTGAAAACGACGAACTGCGCGAATGGGCTGCTCAGCCTTTGCCTAACGTTGCTCGCCGGCTGCGTGAACGCCCTGCCCTCACCGGTGCCGCAGCTTACCGTGACTGGCTGTCCGGCCGTGGTGCCGTGCCAGCTGCCGGCGACAAGCCCAGCCAATAACGGCGACCTACTCACCGACGAAGACCGCGCCGAAGCAGCCTGGGCCGAGTGCGCCGCCCAGGTCGATATGGTCTACAAACACCAGCAGGCCCATCCATGAACAAACCCGAGAGCCTCCGCGCTCACCTGTTGGTCACCGTAGCCGGGTTACAGAACAACCCCGACCGGTTGTTGATCTTCATTGATAACGGCAAGGTCCGCTGCACCGCTGCGGCGACCCTTTCTTTTGAGTACAGCTACGATCTGCAAATCATTTTGACTGCCTTCGCGGGTCACCCTGACAGCGTGATGCTGCCCGTACTGGGGTGGATCAGCATCAACCAACCGGAGCTGCTCGAAAACTACGAAAAAATGCAGAACGGTATTCAGTTCGAGGCCGACATTCTCGATAAAGACAAGGTAGATCTCGGCCTTACATTACGCCTGACAGAGCGGGTAGTGGTAGGCACGGATGCTCAAGGCAACACAACCGTGAAGCATGCCGGCGAGCCGCAGCGAGTGGCGGGTTACCTCGATCCGAATTGGGTACCAGGTTCCCAGGGCAACGCCAGTGAATGGGTAGTGCCTGATGACAAATAAGCTGGAAGCGCTGGAGACCTGGGCGTCCGGACTGCTGGAGCAACTCCAGCCAGCCGCCCGCAATCAACTTGCCCGCTCCATCGGTCAGGAACTGCGGCGCAGCCAGCAGAAGCGCGTTCAGACGCAGCAAAACCCGGACGGCAGTAAGTTCGCACCAAGGAAAAAGCGTGACTTGCGGAGCAAGCAAGGCCGCATCCGGCGCAAGGTTGAGATGTTCAAAAAGCTGCGTAACGCGACCTACATGAAAGCCCGAGGCGACAGCAATGCCGTGACCGTGGGTTTCACTGGGCGTATCGCACGGATTGCCAGGGTGCACCAGTTCGGTTTGAAGGATCGCGCGGAGCGTGGCGCTCCAGAGGTACGATACGAAGAGCGTGAAATACTAGGGTTTAATGATGATACGATTCAACTGATACGCGACAGTTTGCTCAATCACCTAAGTCTTTGAGCATAGTAAAACGCCCCTCACGCTCACCTACCGACTCCATGGAACCGGACATGACTAAGATTAGTAACTCACATAAAGAAGAGCTTGTTAAAATCATGGGCGAGTTGCTTGAACCACATATACCAGCTCTATCGGATGCATTCAAACGATTTGGACAGTGGGTAGATGACGTAAGTAAAAAGCACTCCTCCTTGATAAGCAATCTCTCCAAAATAGATTGGACAGCTGTAAATAAAAGACTAGAAGAAATGCCGAAGCGCTCGAGAAAAGCAATGGGGATCGCATCGAGCCAGGGCTGGTTTTTCAACTGGGAAGGCTCATTGCAGGTCGTTTTAACACTTATAGACGATATAGAATTAGCCGGAGAGGATCAAAGCCAGATCGACGAGATACTTAAACAACATTATATAAAATATCTCGACACCTATACGGCGCAGCTAGTCACAAATCACCCTGAAAGAAACGTTGCAATAGCTGCGGCTGTATCAGCACACAAAGATCTAGGAGAGCAAGGCTATTATCTAAGCATCCCTGTATTTTTAGCTCAAGCAGATGGGTTATTTTCCGAAATTTGCGAAACCAGCATGGCCATGAGCAAACCACGAAGTAAACAAACAAGCGGCGTAAAGGGTCTGGAGTGGGTGAAAGGCAAAATAGGAGATGACGCACAGGCAAATGATTTACTTAGCCCATTATTCGTACTGCACGAAATGGATCTTCTGAAAAGTGAAGGAACTCGCAACGCCGAGTTTGAGGAAACTGGTATCGTTTTCAACGCGCTCAATAGACACCAAGTTCTCCATGGTGAAGTGTCTAACTACGGAAATGAGCTCAATAGCCTTAAAGCGTTTTCGTTTTTGGCATTTGTAGGCCTACATCTACCTACTATATTGGCGTCAGCTGAATCCAAACCAGGCTAGGTTGTAACCACCCTATCAACAAGTCGTCATAGCTGCACTCCCACACGCGTGGCGCCACCATTGGCGCCATGAATGACTTAGCCTCCCTCGCCCGCCTGCTCGAAAACCTCATCCGCTTCGGCGTCATCGCAGCCGTGCAGATGGAGCCCCCACGCGTGCAGGTTTCAACCGGAAAGCTGACCACCGCCTGGTTACCCTGGCTTGCGTGGCGCGCCGGATCTGACCGCGAATGGGACCCGCCCACGCTCGGAGAGCAGGTGATTCTGCTCAGCCCGTCCGGTCAGATTGCCAACGGGATCGCCGTGACTGGCGTATTCAGTGACCTCGTCCCGGCCAACGGCAACCGCCCAGGCTTGCACCGTCGTACCTACTCCGACGGCACGGTGATCGAATACGACAGCGTTGCCCACCACCTCAACGCCACGCTGGTCGACGGCGGCACCACCAACCTGATCAGCACTGGCGGCATCAACCTGGTCGGCGACATCACACACAAAGGCGACTACATCCAGACAGGGAATCAGACCGTCACCGGCCAGGTCCAGGTCTCTATAGACGTGATCGCAGCCGGCGTCAGCTTGGTCAAACACCCGCACTCCGGCATCAGGGCTGGCGGCGACCAATCAGGGGCTCCCGTCCCATCATGAATCGACATACCGGCGGCGCCATCAGCGAGCGCGAGCACATCAGTCAGGCGATCACCGACATTCTGACCACACGCATTGGCACACGCGTAATGCGCCGTGAGTACGGCAGCTTGGTGCCAGAGCTGGTCGACCACCCCTTCAACGACGTCAACCGTCTGCGCGTTTACGCCGCCACGGTCATGGCCCTTATGCGCTGGGAAACCCGCATTAGTTTGAGCCGTGTGCAGTTCGCGGGAGCGAATATGCAGGGCCAGGCCTCGATCGATCTGGAGGGCACTGTGGTGGATACCAATGAACCGCTGAGCCTCAGCGTGCCGCTGCAGCTGGGAGGCAGTGTATGAACAGTTTCGCCGCTATCGACCTCAGCCAACTGCCGCCGCCGCAGATCGTGGAGCAGATCGACTTCGAACAGATCCTGGCTGAACGCAAGGCCTATGCAGTCAGCCTGTGGCCGGTCGAAGAACAGGCCCAAATTGCCGCACGCCTGGAGATGGAATCGGAACCGCTGACTAAGTTGGTGCAGGAGAACGCCTATCGCGAAACCGTGTGGCGTCAGCGGGTCAATGAGGCATGCCTTGCCAACCTGCTCGCCACAGCCCACGGCACTGACCTGGAGCAGATCGCTGGCAACTTTAACGTCAAGCGTCTGGTGATTCAGGAAGGCAAAGCCAATGCCGTGCCGCCGATCCCCACTTTGATGGAAAGTGACGACAGCCTGCGCGAGCGTGCGCAGATGGCCTGGGAAGGATTGAGTACCGCAGGCCCTCGCAATAGCTACATCTTTCACGCCAGGGCTGCGGATGGCCGGGTAGCCGACGCCACCTGCGAAAGTCCCTTACCTGCCGTCGCCGTGGTCACGGTTCAGTCATTGCTGGGTGATGGTGCGGCGCCTCCCGAATTGCTTGCCATCGTCAACACTTACCTGAGCGACGATGACCGCCGGCCGGTGGCTGACCGCCTCACCGTTCAAGGTGCGCAGATCCTGAATTACCAGATCACGGCCAAGCTTTATTTGTTGTCGAGCGGCCCGGAGTCAGAGCCTATCCTGGCTGCAGCAGAACAGCGCCTGCTGGCCTACGTTCATCAACGGCGTCGCCTGGGCATGGAGGTTTCGGAATCGGCCCTGCATGCCGCGCTTCACGTGGAAGGCGTGCGCAAAGTCGAACTGGAAGGCTGGGTAGATATTGTCGCGACCAAGGCGCAAGCGCCCTATTGCACCGGCATCACATTGAGCCGAGGCATTGAGTGATGGGGGCGCAGCAGTTGTTACCGGGAAACGCTACGCCGCTTGAGCGCCAGGCGGCGCGGGCGCTCGCACAAATCCAGCGCGTACCTATCCCCTTGCGACAGCTCGGGAACCCGGACACCTGCCCCGTCGACCTATTGCCCTATCTGGCTTGGGCTTTCTCGGTTGATCGCTGGGACAGCAAGTGGACCGAGGCAGCGAAACGCGCAGCCATCCGGTCATCCCACTACATCCATTCGCGCAAAGGCACCATCGGTGCGCTGCGTCGCGTGGTGGAACCGCTCGGTTACCTGATCGAGGTGCTGGAGTGGTGGCAAACCACACCGAACGGCGTACCGGGCACGTTCGCCATCAAGGTGGGCGTGCTGGAAACCGGCATTACCGAAGAAATGTACGAGGAACTGACCTGGCTCATTGACGACGCCAGACCCGTTACGCGCCACCTGACCGGCCTGGCAATCAGTCTCGAAACCACCGGCAGCATCAACATCTTCGCCAGCACTTACGACGGCGATGAAATCGACGTCTATCCGCCAGTCCTTCGCGACATCGTCACCACGGGCGTGATCCGCGCACCTGGGCGTGTACACACCATCGACACCCTCGACATTTATCCGCCAGTACCAGGACCTATCAACCTGACGTGCTACATCGGCGCCGCTGGCCGGGAACACTCCATCGACACACTGGACATCTACCCATGATTGATCCCAACTCACAGTTCTTTGCGATTCTCACCGCTGTCGGTGAAGCCAAACAGGCCAACGCGGACGCGCTGGGCATTCCCTGGAAACTCACCGAGATGGGCGTGGGTGATGCAAACGGCATCGATCCGATTCCCGACCGGAGCCAGAAGAAGCTGATCAATGAGCGCCGCCGTCGGCAGTTGAACAAGCTGTCGATTGACCCGGCCAACGCCAATATCCTCATCGCCGAACAGATCATCCCGGCTGACGAAGGCGGATGGTGGATTCGGGAAATCGGACTGTACGACGCCGACGGCGACCTGGTCGCCGTGGCGAACTGCGCGCCCAGCTACAAACCGCTGATGTCGCAGGGCTCCGGCCGGACCCAGGTGGTGCGAATGAACTTCATCGTGTCCAGCGCTGCCAACGTGGTCCTGATGATCGACCCGGCGGTAGTGCTCGCCACGCGCAAGTTTGTTACTGACTCCATCACTGACGCGATTAACCAACAAGACGTCAAGCAATCAGTACTGGTCGCCACCACCGGTCCAATTGTGCTGGCAGGTGCGCAGACCATTGATGGTGTGGCGATACCGGCAGGCTCCAGGGTGCTGGTAAAAAACCAAGCCCAAGGCAAAGACAATGGCATCTATCTGACCGCCGCCGATCTTTGGATGCGGGCACCAGATGCCGATGCAAACGCCGAGGTCTCCCCTGGTTTGATGGTGACCGTCGAGCGCGGCACAGTAAATGCCGACACATTGTGGCTGCTGACCACCGACGCGCCGATTGTTGTGGGTACCACGGCCCTCACGTTCCGTAACATCATCGACGGTCTCGCGCCATTAGAATCACCAGCATTCACGGGAGATCCAAAGGCGCCAACACCAGCACAGTTTGATAGAGATGAATCCATAGCTACTACGAGGTTTGTAGGCGACTCACAGGGGTCATACAGAGGACTAGAAGTTGTAACCACAGCTGCGAAAGCTCTGACCAATGCACACATTGGCTACCTGATGGTTTTGTCTGGTAATGGCTCGATTGTCGCGACTTTGCCGCCTGCCAACTCGGTACCGGCCGGAGCGAGCATTAGCTTTTTTGTTGACCATGGTTTTTTGACGCCGGATACAATCAAAGCGGCTGGAACAGACGTAATCAACGTGGGATTGGGTGCGTTCTTATCGGCGCTTACGCTCAACAACGGCGACTTTCTAACACTTGTTAGCTCTGGCAGCGGCACCTGGTGCGCTACGAATAGGAGCGTGAGACTGGACCAATCCTCTGAATTTCGACAGTCGAAAGCCACAAACGGGTACCGGTACTTACCCGGTGGAATGCTTGAGTGTTGGGGACTGTCTGGTGCGACCACTGACACGGTCAATATCACATTCGCTGAACAATTTTCTAAACCTCCTTTCATTGTTCCCTATGACAGCTCTAACGTGGGCGCGACCTTGATGACAATGTGGCAGGTGACGGCCGTATCAGCGACCGGTTTCATTGCTCAGAACATGTGTTCTTTCATACGCGGTAATACCGCCGTCAATACACCAACAAGTTCACAATGCAACTGGCGCGCCTGGGGTTGGGTAAACAAATGAACAGTGAAAAAGAGCTGGTAAAAACGGTTTATGCAAAATGGATTGATGGAGACGGGCGATTTGCCTTTTCGTCGACTGATAACGGTGGTGCTGAAATCACTGACGGGCAGCATCAAGAGCTACTTGACGGTGAGACGAATGGGCGGCGAATCGCTCCGGACGCGAAAGGCAACCCCGTATTGGTAGACCTACCGCCACCCTCGTCGGAAGCTCTGGCCGCACAAGCCAGGCAGTGGCGCGACGCTGAAATTGAAAGTGTTAAGTGGTTACGCGAACGGCATCGCGACGAAATCGACTCGCAACGGCCCACCACGCTAACAGTGAAGCAATCCGGCGAGCTTTTGGATTATGTGCAGGCATTGCGCGACTGGCCCAAGGACATCGGCTTTCCCGCTGTCTCGTCCCGTCCCGTGACTCCTCCCTGGATCGCTGATCAGGTCCAATAACCAACACCTTCGGGCGCTACGGAAGTGGCGCCCTGTATCCTCCCCTCCTACAAGCCCACCCACTCGCCCAGCCGGCGCGCGCGCGGCAACCTCTGCACTGTCATTCCATCACAGCGCAGGCATAACCCATGGCCGATTATCTCCACGGCGTGCGGGTCATCGAACTCAACGACGGCACCCGCCCCATTCGCACTATTCCCACCGCAGTTATCGGCATGGTTTGCACGGCTGAAGATGCGGACCCACTCGTTTTCCCTCTGGACACGCCCGTCCTGATCACCAACGTGCAGACCGCCGTCGGCAAAGCCGGTGTAAAGGGCACCCTGGCCGCGAGCCTGCAAGGCATCGCCGACCAGACCAAGCCCTACGTCATCGTGGTGCGGGTCAAGGAAGGCGCCGACGAAGCGGCCACCACCAGCGCCCTGATCGGCGGCACTACTCCGACGGGCCAGTACACCGGCATGAAAGCCCTGCTCGCCGCCAAGTCCCGCGTGGGCATGGCACCGCGCATTCTCGGCGTGCCTGGCCTGGACAGTTTGCCGGTGGCCACCGCACTCGGTGCCATTGCCAAAGACCTTCGCGCCTTCGCCTACGTCAGCGCCTGGGGCTGCAAAACCAAGGAAGAGGTGGTCGCTTACCGCGCGAACTTCGGCGCCCGCGAGATGATGGTGATCTGGCCGGACTTCCAGAACTGGGACACCGTCGCCAACAAGACCACCACCGCCTCGGCAGTGGCCCGTGCGCTGGGCCTGCGCGCCAAGATCGATCAGGAGACAGGTTGGCACAAGACCCTGTCCAACGTGGCCGTCAGCGGCGTCACCGGTATCAGCGCCGACGTGTTCTGGGATCTGCAAAACCCGGCCACCGACGCCAACTACCTCAACAGCAACGACGTCACCACCCTGATTAACGCCAACGGCTTCCGCTTCTGGGGTAGCCGCACCTGCAGCGATGACCCGCTGTTCGCCTTCGAAAACTACACCCGCACCGCGCAGATCCTCGCGGACACCATGGGCGAAGCGCACATGTGGGCCGTTGACCGCCCTATGCACGCCTCCCTGGTGCGCGACCTGGTCGAAGGGGTGAACGCCAAGATGCGCGAGATGAAATCCCAGGGCTACCTGATCGGCGGCAGCTGCTGGTACCCGGACGACATCAATACCAAAGACACCCTCAAGGCCGGCAAGCTCTGGGTTGATTACGACTACACCCCCGTGCCGCCCCTTGAAGACCTCACCTTCCGCCAGCGAATCACCGACCGTTACCTGATCGACTTCGCCAAGGGCATCAACAGCTAAACCGGGCCTCCCCGCGAGGGGAGTTCACCCTGAACACGTATCCCGGAGAACACCGCCATGGCAATGCCTCGCAAACTCAAAAACCTGAACCTGTTCAATGACGGCAACAGCTACCTCGGCTTGGTGAAGTCCCTCACCCTGCCCTCCCTCGGCCGCAAGATGGAAGCCTATCGCGGCGGCGGCATGAACGGCCCGGTCAAGGCTGACCTGGGCATGTCCGACGACGGCATCCAGTTCGAATGGAAAACCGGTGGCCTCGATCTGATCTCTCTGCGCCAGTTCGGCGCCGTCAGTGCTAACAGCGTAGCCCTGCGCTTCTCTGGCCCTTACCAACAAGATGACACCAACGAAGTCAGCAACGTGGAAGTGGTCGTGCGTGGCCGCCACGAAACCATCGAGATGGGCGACGCCCAGCCCGGTGAGGACACCGAGCACTCTATGACCACCACCTGCAGCTACTACAAGCTGACCGTGGACGGCGAAGAAATCATCGAAATCGACCTGCTCAACTTCGTCGAGAAGGTCAACGGCGTGGACATGCTGGAGAAGCACCGCACCGCCATGGGCATCTGACTTGCCCGCTCGATCAAGACTCACACTTTAATCACCAGGAGCAAATCCAATGAAGAACGAAACCATCGAACAGCCCGACGTGCAGCAGCTGGCCGACGACAACACCGTCACCCTCGACACGCCGATCCGTCGTGGCACCACCAGCATCGAGAGCATCACCCTGCGTAAGCCGAACTCCGGCGAGTTGCGCGGCGTGAGCCTGGTGGAGCTGTTGCAAATGGACGTAGGCAGCCTGATCAAGGTTCTGCCCCGCATCAGTTCGCCAAGCGTTACCGCAATCGAAGTCGCCGGCATGGACCCGGCTGACCTGCTGGCCTTGAGCAGCAAAATCTCTGGTTTTTTGTTGCAGAAGTCGGCGAAGACGGATGCATCCCTCGACGCGTAGAGGACGCCATGGCCGATCTGGCCGTGGTTTTTCACTGGGCACCGGCTGATATGGATCGGCTGGGCCTGCAAGACCTGATGGACTGGCGCGAACGCGCCAGGGTGCGGAGTTCCACCGATGGCGAATGATCTGAGACTTCAGGTGCTGCTCAGCGCCATCGACAAGGCCACAGGTCCGCTGAACAAGATCACGGGCGGCAGCAAGGAAACCGCCCGAGCCCTCAAGGCCGCCCGTGACCGCCTGAAGGAACTCAACACCCAGCAGCGCGACGTAGGCGCCTGGCGTGAACTGCAGGCCGCAACCCGCGCGACATCTGAGGCGCTCGCCGCCAACAACGCCAAGGTAGGCGAACTCGCCCGCGAGACGGCCAAGGTCCGGCAGCAGCTCGCGCCGACCCAGGCGCTGTTCGACAAGTCCCGGCAGAAGGTTGACGCGCTCAAAACCAGTCAGACCGACCTCAAGCGCGAACTCACCGGGACACGCAATGCCCTGGGGCTGATGGGCGACGAACATCGCAAATCCGCCAGCCAGATCGCCGCGCTCAATGCCCTGATGCAGAAGGGCAATGCCCTGACACGAGCGCAGCATGACGAATACACCCGCCTCACAGCCGCCCAGCGGGAGCGCAAGACCCAGTTGGACCAGCTCGCTGCCAAGGAAAAGACCCTGGCTGACCGGTTCACCCTGAACAACGCGCAGTTGCGCACCAGTCGTGCGGGCCATGCCAGTCTGCGCGATGAGATCCGCCGCCTGGAAACCCCGTTCAAGTACCAGCTCGCGCTGCTTAAACAGCACACCGCCGAGTCGAAACGCTTGGGCGAGCAGTACGGACAGCAGCAAGTAAAACTCGGCAACCTCGGCGTGCAGCTTAAAAACGCCGGCATCAGCACCAATGCCCTGGGCGCACATGAGTTGAAGCTCAAGCGCGATATCGACACCGCCACCCAGGCCATGAAATTGCAGATGGACCACCTGGATGCGTTGAAGCGCAAGCAGGACAGTCTGGCTAAGGCCCGAGCCACCTACGATAAAACTCAGAGTTTGGCAGGCAGTGTTGCTGTTTCTGGTGCAGCCGGGCTTGGCGTGGGGTACGCCACCAGCCGCCCCGTGGTGTCGGCAATCAAAGCCTTTGCCCCGAATGAGGACTCTGCCACGCAGCTCAAGGTGTCGATGATGGACGACACCGGCAAGGTTTCCGCCGACTTCCAGAAGATCACGGACCTGGCCACCAAGCTGGGCGACCGACTGCCAGGTACCACGGCCGACTTCCAGAACATGATGACGATGCTTCGGCGCCAGGGCATCAGTGCGCAGAGCATCCTGGGCGGCACCGGGGAAGCGGCTGCATATCTCGGCGTGCAGATGAAGATGGAGGCCACTGAGGCGGCTGAGTTTGCCGCCAAAATGCAGGACGCCACGCGGACCACTGAAAAAGACATGATGGCGCTCATGGACACCATCCAGCGCGGTTTCTATGCAGGTATGGAACCAAGCAACATGATTCAGGGATTCAGCAAAATCTCACCTGTCATGGATGTCATCAAGAAGTCGGGCATTGATGCAGCTAAAGAACTCGCACCACTGCTCATCATGATGGACCAGGCCAGCATGGACGGCAGCTCAGCGGGTAACGCTTTTCGTAAAATTTTTCAGGCAGGTTTGAATCAAGACAAAGTCGATAAAGCCAACAGCATCGCAGCAGGCGCGAACAAGGGTGTCTCTCTCAAATTCACGGATGACAAAGGCAACTTTGCTGGACTGGAGAACCTGTACGCGCAAGTCGAAAAGCTGAAGGTTCTGAACGATACCGACCGTACAGCCGTCATCAGTAAGCTCTTTGGCGACGACGCTGAAACAATGACTACCTTGAACACCATGATGAACAAGGGGCTGGCCGGCTATCAGGAAATTCAAGAAAAGCTGAGAGTCCAGGCCGATCTGCGTACCCGCGTCAACGAACAGCTCGGCACCCTCACCAACGTCATGGAAGCCGCTGAGGGTAGCTTCACCAACGCCATGGCTGAATTCGGTGCAGCAGTTGCCCCCGACTTGAAAGACCTGATCAATACAGCCGGTGAAATCGCAAACAGGATTGGCACCTGGGCACGGGAAAATCCGAAGCTAGCCGGGGGCTTGGTCAAAGTCGTCGCCGCCGTAGCAGCGGCGGCTCTGGTGTTCGGTACTTTGGCGTTGACCATGGCAAGCATGCTCGGCCCCTTCGCAGTGCTGCGGTACGGCATGGCGCTGTTTGGCATTCGCTTGGGCAGCATCAAAGCTCAGTTGATCAGCACCCGTATTGCTGCCGCCAGCGCCGGTACCGAGGTCGGCCGGATGGGTCGAATCTGGAAGACGGTCACAGCCAGTGGTGCCGCTGGCGGCATGATGAGCGTTATCCCTACGCTAGTCAGCTCCGCGCGGATTGCTGCGGTCAGCGTATTGCCAATGCTCGGCGGCGCAATCAGCGCGGTAGGCGCAGCCATACTTGCTACACCGGTCGGGTGGCTGATCGCCGCTGTCGCTGGCCTGGTCGCAATTGCAGCGCTGATTTACAAATACTGGAAGCCGATTAAAGGGTTCTTCCTCGGCTTCTGGCAGGGGCTCACTGAAGCCCTGCAGCCGGTCCTTGCCGGGTTTGGTAAGTTCGGCGGGCTGCTGATCAGCCTGGCGAAAGCGGCCTACTCCATCCCGATTATTGGTTTCGCGTTGCGCCTGCTTGGCAGCATTGTCCGCCCGTTGTTCAGCATGATCTCCTCCGGCATCAGTGGAGTGATCGGTTGGTTCACCGATCTGCTGAAACCGGTCGAAGACGTCGGCGGTGCAGCACAGTCGATGGGGCAGCGATTTGGCGCGGCTATCGGCAACATGCTTATGACCCTGCTGCAGAGCATCGGCTCTATTGCAACCGGCGCAGTCAACGTGTGGACCACCATCAAAGCCAGCTTTGACCAGGGCCTCGCCGGCATCCTGCAATTGATCACCAACTTTAGTCCGCTTGGCTTGTTCTACCAGGCGTTCGCCGGGGTGATGAATTACTTCGGCGTAGAGCTGCCGGGGAAATTCACCGAGTTCGGCGGCATGATCGTCAACGGTTTGGTCAATGGCCTGACCGCAGGGCTCGGCGCTGTGAAGGGCGCTATCAGCTCAATCGGTGACTCCAGCATCGGTTGGTTCAAAGAAAAGCTAGGCATTCACAGCCCGTCCCGCGTGTTCGCGGAACTGGGCGGCTTCACCATGGAAGGGCTGACAAAAGGCCTGGAGGGTGGACAGAAAGGGCCGCTTAACGCCTTGTCGAGCATGAGCAAACAACTGACCGCCGCCGACACTCTGGTGCTAAGCGCAACAGCCATGCCGGCGCTGGCTGTCGATGATCGCCCACCGATCAGCAGCGCGGGCACATCCACGGTTTACGACAGTCACGACACCTACCAAATCACTATCGCTGCTGCGCCTGGCATGGACATGCAAGCCATGGAGAAAAGCCTGCGCGCCATGCTCAACAAGATTGAAAACGAGAAACGCGCCCGTCAGCGCAGCAAGTTATCGGACCGGGATTAATCACCATGATGCTCAGCCTCGGCATGTTCGTGTTCAGCCTATCGACCCTCGCTTACCAAGAGCTGCAGCGCCAAACCAATTGGCGCCATGCCAGCAACAGCCGCGTCGGTGCACCACCCGCGCTGCAATTTGTCGGCCGTGGTGACGACACTATTACCCTCCCCGGCATCATCCTGCCCGAGCTGGCCGGCAGCGTGCTCAGCCTGGATGCATTGCGCTTGATGGCGAACACCGGCAAGGCCTGGCCGATGGTCGAGGGCACCGGCCGGATTTACGGGTTGTGGGTGATCGAGAGCCTGAGCGAGACCAAAACTGTGTTCTTCAGAGACGGCACGCCACGACGTATTGAGTTCACCCTCACTCTCAAGCGTACCGATGATGACCGTATCGACCTGCTCGGCGCCGCTACCAGCACCGGGCTCAATATTCTGCGGGGGTCGCTGTGATAGAGGCGGCGCTGTCCAAAGTCACCGGTTACCTCGTGGATACGGCGGAACGCTTCGTCCGGGATGCCGCCTATCCTGTTCCGGCCTTCCGTCTCACGGTGGACGGCAACGATATCGCCATGAAGGTGAGCCCGCGGTTGATGAACCTGGATCTAACCGACAACCGTGGCGTCGAGGCCGATCAGCTCACGATCACATTGAGCGACCATGACGGCTTACTGTCGATACCGCCAAAGGGCGCAGTACTTCGCTTGTGGTTGGGCTGGAGCGACACCGGCCTGGTGGACAAGGGCACCTACACCGTCGACGAGACAGAACACAGCGGCGCGCCGGATGTACTCAGCATCCGCGCTCGATCAGCAGATCTACGCAAGGGACTCAAGACCAAGCGCGAGCGCAGCTGGAGCAACACCACGCTGGGCAAAGTCATCGGCGATATCGCCATGGGAAACAACCTCACCTCGACCGTGGCCGGCGCGCTCGGTGCGTTGCCGATCCTGCAGCTTGACCAGGCCAACGAATCGGACGCCAACCTGATCACGCGCCTGGGCGAAGAATTCGATGCGGTAGCCAGCGTCAAGGCCGGGTGCTTGCTGTGCATCCCTGCAGGCGGCGGCAAGACCGCCAGCGGGCTTCCCCTGCCCCACATTACGCTTACTCGCGCTGACGGTGACCAGCACCGGTACCTGCAGGCGGATCGCGACAGCTACGACGGGGTGCGCGCGTATTTCTACGATGTGCATAGCGCCAAGAAACAGGAAGCGATTGCCGGCGGTGGCGAGAACCTCAAAGACCTGCGCCATACCTACAGCGACCAGCAGTCAGCGCTAAGGGCTGCAAGGGCCGAGTTTCGACGTCTACAACGCGGCAGTGCCACGCTCAGCTACACGCTCGCGATGGGCCGACCGGACCTAATCCCCGAACTGACATACACGCTCCAGGGCGTTAAAGCGGAAATCGACGAGATCATCTGGTATGGCGGCAACGTGCAACACAACCTGAGCCCGGATGGTGGCTATACCGTCAGCCTGGAGCTGGAGAGCAAGTTGCCGGAGGACAACGTTGAAGATCTGGCGGAAGAGAACAAGGGCGATTACACGGGGATAATCGCTTATTACCGCGATCAGAAATCCGGTAAGGAAAAGAAGGTCACAGCGGGGGATCAGACGAAGCCGAAGCGGTTGCGATGGTTGTACGCGAGTGAGAAGTCCGCTAGGAGGGCAGTGGAACGGGAGTGGATACGATTAAAAAAGGCCTGAAAAATTCGGGCCTTTAAGATTGAGCAAGCGTCAGTTTATGACTAAAGGTAGCGATAAGACTGGGGCGCTACCATACCATCTGCTAAGTCGGACAAGTTAAGGGGTTGCTCATAACGTAGAGTCCCCCCTACCTTTATTGCAAAGGCCCGTTCCCGACCTGTGAAATACTCACTAAAAAAATTAGATGTGATACCGGCATGTTTTTTTGTCTGAGCCCAAACTTTCTTCGGAGACCCCTCGATCACACCATCTATATCAAACTCGCCTATTACCTTTCCTACAGGCATGGTGGCGTAAACTACAACCTTGCTAATGTCCGCGCGTTTAAAAATACTTTTGCGAAACTCAAAAAGCTTTTCGCCCTGAAATATTTTTTCGGCAAATTCAGGTTTAATTGATAATAATATTTTCATTTGCCTTACTCATCTCAAGTATACGAGAAAACTGTTTGTCGTTTAATTCTGTGCAGCCCCAGCGGTCATCTACCATACCGCAATCGGTCACAAGGGTAGCACGATTCAACCTTTTCGGCAGAGCATAATTATAAGAAAACCTCAAAATGTAGGGATATTTCCCTTCCTTGTAAAATTTTCGCAACTCGATTTCACTGAACACGGAAAACGGCAAGCAATATTGAAGAAAGTCATCAACAGTTTTAAAGGAACCAAGCAAAACCACTTCTTGTATTACACATATAGAGGTTGCAACTGCGCTGTACCAAGCAGGACTGACATTGTCCCCCGTCCTGTATATTACAATTACATCACCACATTTCAGTTGATTGGCACCATAAAGCTTACAGATATAAACCTTATGGATACTATTTGTGTGCGAAACATCCTTAATAATAGCTTGCGGATCTTCATTTTTCAAAATAGAGTCCGGAAAAAGCCGAGTATGAAATTCAGGATAAATGGTAAGCAAATACTTACGGCGATCCTTAGCCATAACTACGGGGTAACGCTTGGTAACATCATTAGGAATATTTGAAAGTTTTTTATATAGAACCCACTCTACACCATTTTTTGTTACTTTATTACCATACTTCTCAAAGCCGTAACGTTCAAACAACAAAATCAACCCTGCATGTTTTTCAAAAACCGTGACATAAACATCTTCCGCATTCGAGGCAACAACATAATCGAATATCTTCTTAAGAAAACGTTCGCCGAGTTTAGTTCCATGAGCATTAATTTTAAGCGTACCGACCTTCACATGACGACCGTATGGCAGGGGAGGAACAATGTCAGAGACAATACCCTCCTCTACTTTCAAGTAAAGAAATCCGTCTATCGCACCTCCTTCCTCTGAAAACACATACGCACTATCACCGGCTAAAGATTTCTTTTCAAACCATTGGGGTATTTCTTCATAATCTTCTTTGAGAGATTCAAAAAAAACGTCGTTAAAGTCGATACTGTCAAACCTTGTTAATTTTAATTCCATGAAAACATTAACTCCCTATATGTGATGAGGCGTTAACACTGCGCTCATTCACTTAAATGTCAGCAAACACGAAGTCATTACGCAAGTCCCGCTCAAAGTGAGACCATTAGGAAACGAGCGGCCTTTATAAACAGCCCCACTTGACACTCTTTCGACTTCGCTCCCATCAGCTTGCGTCAGCGCAACTACAGCTCTCTGGGCGAGATGCGCAGCATGCTGGCTTTTAAGAGTGTTTTCAGGCTCATTTGACCGACTCCATGCAACATTAATGCGATCACACTTAAACTCAATTTTCATTGAGAAGATGGAGTCACCAAACGTATAACGCTTCGTATTGCAGCCTGGGGAATCTTCCTCTAAACCTACTTTGACTACTGGACTATCAATAGCGCCAACGATGGAACCCTCTACTATTTCACGTATATCAGCATGTGCGTTCGCTATGCCAGTTATAAGCAAACACAAAAAGACCAATGAAGCTTTGAGCATGAATCACATCCTTATGTTGACTCAAGGGAACGTGGCTCGAGAGTACCTATAACTCTATTCGGCCAGCTTCACGATCGATCACCGGACTCCATACTTTTCGTTCTTAATGGGTACAGATTATGCTGGCCGTTTGGTATCGGCAAGGGCTTCAGTCAAATCCTTGAGGCGCTGCTCGACATCCATTAAGCGTTTCTTTTCCTCAGCAGCGCTCTGTATCTCCCGCTTACCTGCCTCTCCAAGCGAGCGGAACAGCTCAAGGATGGCCTCTTCCTGCTGATTAACGGTCCGCGCATCCGATGACTCAGCCGAAACACCCAGACACATAGAGCCTTCGCCCGTCAGCAACCAATCCAGGCTTATACCCAAATGAGTGCGAATGGCAGCCATGGCCTTCGCATTAGGCTCCCGCTCACCTAGAAGGTAGTTTTGGAGCGTCCTGTATGGGATCCCCACTACCTCGGAGGCCTCCTTAATAGACATGCCTCTGTCGTCGATAACGCTGCGTAGGCGAGCGGCTATACTCATTTTTTCATGAATTCCAATTGACGCACCCGTTTTGGTGCGTATACTGCGAACAAACAGGTACATCTTAACCAACTAGGAACACTCGAACCATGAGCCAAGCCATGGAAAAACGCCAGATCCAAGCACGACTGATCGAGCGTGGCAGTAACTTCCGTCAGTTCGCCCTAAGCCATGGCTATGAGGTGCGCACAGTGACGCAAGTGGTTCAGCGTTGGGCGGGAAACAACAAGCTGCCCCGTGGCAGGTTGACGTTCCAAATCCTACGAGACCTTTCTCGGATGATCGGCAAAGAAATACTGCCGGGAATCCTCGCGGAAAGCGCCGAGCAAAATTCAGCACCGGCTGTATGAAACGACTGTAGGGGCGATGACTCCAGGGAGAAACCAGAAGATGAAACGCCCAGTTCTAGCGACCAAGCGCCAGGTAATGAGCGCAGTGATCAACGACTACGAAGGTGGCCGGGAATGCGCTGCAGCCCGCCTTGGATACGAACTCAAGAAGTTCGATAACCACATCTACGAAAACGCTGGCAGTCGCCCATTGAGTGACGAACAGATCCACCTGTTAGAGCAGGACATGGGCACCACCTACCTACCGGAATATATCGCGGCAATGTACGGCGGCATGTTCGTCCCCCTCGCAAAGCCTGAAACATTGGACAACGTAGACCTTTACAACCGTTCGGTACGTGCAGCAGCCAAGCGCGGTGTGGTCGACCAGATCATTGCGAAGGCACTGGACGACGGCGTCATTGAGAGGGACGAAGCTGAGGCGATTTTGCGCGCTCACAGCCATTACATGGCGGCTCGTCACTCCGAGGTCCTGGCAACGATTCTGCTGCACAGCCGAGGGCCAAAGCATTGAGCACCTACAAACTGGTCTGTCCCTGCTGCAGCAGCTCGATGCGTATTCGGACCTCCGAGGGTCAGACGCCCTGCTTCCGCTCGATGTACTCGGAATGCACCAACCTGCTGTGCGGCGCCACGTTCTCCGGCTCTTTGGTTTGGGAATACCAGCTCAGCCCATCAGGCATCGAGCGCCCCCTTACCGTTTTGCCCATGGCGCCCACCAAAGTGCGCCTCCTTGCTCGACAGAACCTCACGGCGAAGACCGATCAACCCGATTTGCTGGATCAACTGGAAATGGAGGCCGCACCTGTATGAACACCATCGCCCTGACTACCAACCCCGCCAGCGACTATCGAGCCGCAATGCAGCAAGCGGCGGTGGCCTATCTGTACCGTCACCGTTGCGAGCATCTTGCTGGCGATACCCAGCTATTGGAGAACTGCACTCGGTACTTGACCCTGTCGCTTGAGGTGCCCACGCACCTAGTGCAGCGCATCGCTGAACTGGCCGTGGCGGAGTTCGAAAGCATGACCTGCAAGCGTGTGGCCTGGCTGGGTATCCATCCCACTAGCGGCCCTTTTCGCCCGGTGATCTTGCTGCTCGACAACTGCACCCAACAGCGACATCCCGTTTCAGCACGCTTGCTCCCCACACGCCTGCTGCTGACTCGCAACCTCCCGCACTAATCCAAAACCCTCCCTGTTAGATGCCCGCACCGCGTGGGTAGGGGAAATTTGCAACTTACTGGTGGCCGAAATGAGCAAAATCACCATAAAACTGGAGCTGGACGAACAACAGGCGCAGCACTACCTGTTGTGGTTGACCAGTCAGTACGAAGTCACGATGGCTGATATTTGGTACTCCGACCGCTACCGGAATGTGCCAAGTGGTCAACGGGCGCCGAAGGTGCTTGAGGACTTGCCCTACCTGGCAGGCATCTGCAAGACGCGCAGCGAGCTGAAAAAGCAGCTCGTTGTTACGGTCGCGGAGCATGTGCAGTGATTCGCAAGCCTATGGAAGACAAGATCCGCGCTGATGTCCTTCAGCGTCTGGAGTCTGATTACGGCCTTCAGCACATGAAAGGCACGCATTACATGCGTAAGGGCACCTGCCCGCAGTGCAATCAGAAACGTTTGTTTTCGCGCCACGATGAGCCCTGGTTCATCCGCTGTGGCCGCGAGAAAAACTGCCGGTACATGGCACCGACCAAAGAGTTGTACCCGGACCTGTTTGACGACTGGAGCAAGCGAGCACCTGCCACCCACGACGAGCCAGCCGCAAGCGCAAAAGCGTACCTGACATTTGCCCGAGGTTTCCGCGTTGAGCTGATCGAGGGCTGGTACACCCAGGAAAGCTACTTTGATCGCGACCTGAATATTGGGTCTGCGACGGTACGCTTTCCCCTGGAGCACGGCGGGTATTGGGAGCGCTTGATTGACCAACCGTCGCGGTTCGGTAAGAAAAAGGCCCGCTTCCAACCCCTCAAGAGCTACAGGGGCCATTGGTGGTGCCCGCCGTGCCTGGATCTGCTTGAAGTAAAAGAGCTGTGGATCGTTGAAGGCATCTTCGACGCCATTGCGCTCATTCAAAACGGTATCTCTGCGGTGGCGGCGCTGTCTTCAAACGCCTTTCCAGAGGAATCACTCAAGGCCTTGATCACCGCTCGCGGCGGTAAAACACCTAAGTTGGTGTGGGCTCTGGACAACGAGCCCGGCGCTCACAAGTACACCCGCATGTGGGTCAACCGTGCACGCGAACTTGGCTTTACCTGCGACGCAGCCCAGGTTTCACAGCCTGACGCCCGCAAGGTTGACTGGAACGACCTGCATCAACGCTGGGCATTTATCGACGATGACAAAGCCCGTGCTGATCGCATCGAAAAGGATTTGAAAGAAGCCCGTCACCAGGGTGCTCTACTCATTGCCGACAGTGCCAGCGACAAGGCGATGCTCATGTATCAGTGGCGGGAGCGGGAGGAGTTTCACTTCTGTTTCGACTCACGCTTGTACTGGTGGAAATTGGACCTCGCGAAATACAACAGCGCCAAGCAGGCCCTGGAAAAAAGCGATGACAAGGAAGCCCAAGTACTGAGCGAAAAACAGCTTCGGGAAAAGGCACTTAGCGTCGCTGGTTGCGTCGTCGAAATTGCCAACTGCTACCCCAAAGCCCTCTATTTCCAGCGCAACGAGATTACCGACGAGTCTTGGTACTTCTTCCGCGTCGACTTCCCGCACGACGGCGGCTCAGTGAAAAACACTTTCACGGGTGGTCAGGTCGCCGCTGCCAGCGAATTCAAGAAAAGACTTCTCGGCATGGGTGCCGGAGCCGTGTTCACCGGCAGTGGACAACAATTGGACAAACTCATGAAAGACCAGCTTTTCGGCATCAAGACCGTTCAGACCATCGACTATGTGGGCTACAGCAAGGAATACCACTGTTACGTGTTCAACGATGTCGCCATTCGCGAAGGCCAGGTAATTCACATCAATGAGGAAGAGTTTTTTGAGATGGGCAAGTTGAAGCTCAAGACTCTACAAAAGGGTGTGAAGATCGATCTGGAGAAGGATGGCAAAAAATACGATGTCCAGTGGCTTGGGCTTCTGTGGCAATGCTTCGGTGCCCAGGGCATCGTGGCGTTGACCTTCTGGTTTGGCTCGCTGTTCGCCGAACAGATCCGCGGTCGGTACCAGTCGTTTCCATTCCTTGAGGCCACTGGCGAGGCCGGCGCCGGCAAAACCACGTTGCTCACGCTGCTGTGGAAACTCGCGGGCCGCGACGGATACGAAGGGTTCGACCCATCCAAATCCACCAAGGCCGGCCGCAGCCGCTTGATGGGCCAGGTATCCGGCATGCCCATCGTGTTGCTGGAATCAGACCGCAGCGGCGACGACAAGGCCCACGCCAAAACCTTCGAATGGGACGAACTCAAGGATTACTACGGCGGCGGCACCCTGGCGACGAAGGGCGTTAAAACCGCCGGTAACGAAACCTACGAACCGCCGTTTCGCGGCACCATCGCCATCAGCCAAAACGCCCCTGTGGTGGCTTCAGAGGCGATCATGACCCGGATCGTCAAACTGCACTTCGTGCGACCCAACGTCACCGCTGAAAGCCGTGCGGCGGCAGATCGGCTCAATGCGCTGGAAGGTTCGACACTCAGCAACTTTGTGTTGCAGGCCGTACGCAAAGAACTGGAGGTGATGGAGCTGTTCGGCCAGCGGGTTGCGGGCTACGAGGCGAAGTTGCGCAACCTGCACTCCCATTGCTTTGCCTGCGACACCCCATTCAGAGACGAGCATGGCGAATGTAGCCATTGCGGCAACAAGCTGCGCGGCTACATCCGGGTGGAGCGGATCAACAAGAACCACGCCCAAATGCTCACCCTGCTGGACTGCCTGTGCATGGTGGTGCCGCTCACCAACGCACAGGTCGAGCACACCCGCTCGCAGATCATCCGCATGGCAATTGAGCGCCAGGCCTCGATCAGCTCCGACCATCCGGTGGTGGCTGAATTCTGGGAAGTTTACGAATACCTGGAAGGTCTCGACGCCGATGGCCCGGTGGTCAACCACAGCAAGAAAGACCACGTGATCGCCATCAACCTCAACGACTTCGTGAAGTGCGCGGCAGAAAACCGGCAAAAAATCGCCGACGTCAGCGAGCTGCGTGAGCGCCTGAAGGACTCCCGCTCGCGGAAGCTGCTCGACGTCAACAAAGCGACCGACAGCGCGGTACGGGCTCACCAGGCCAGCAAGACCAACGCCGTCGTCACGAAACAACCCATCGTGAAGTGCTGGCACTTCCAGGCCTGATTCATCAACGGCAATACCTGCCAGACGCTGCAACGTCTGACACCACCCAAAGGAGAAGCACCATGCACGTACAAGTCATCGCAAGCGGCGGCCAGAACGGCGCAACGAACCGTCAAAGACATCTGGAAGAGCTGAGGGAGTGGTTTGGAGAAAGCTCAAAAGTCATTCACGCCGAGGCCTATGCGCCTAACGACTTGATCAAAATTTTGGAAGTTAGCGCGGCAACCGATTTTGAAATTCTGGTGCTGGAGTGCAGCCCCGAACAAATCGTCGCCGTCCTGCTGCGGCAGACAGAAACCGAAGAGGTTGCCGAACTTGAAAATGTGCTTGTGCACCTGGTGCGCAAGCAAAAAACAACTGGCGAAAGCCAATAAGAAGGTGGTGCCAAGGGGCTGCAACCCCTCGACACCGACCACCCAAAGGAGAAGCACCATGCAAGTGAATCAACCCCAAGGCGGCATCGCAGAGGCTACCACAACCCCGCTTGCTGTCGGAGACGAGGTCAGCTACGTCGCCATCAGTGGTGGTGGCCGTAGCTACCGTTTCAGCACTCGCAATGCCGTAATCGAGGCAATCACTGGCGATATCGCGACATTGCGCAGTGCCAATGGCCGAACCACCACACAGCCGCTGAGCAAGCTGACGCCCGCAGACCAGCCCAATGCGCTGACGCGCATGCTTATAGGAGGGGAGTGATCATGGCTGACTACTTTTATAAGTCCAGCGCGCCAGAAACCGTCTCGATTGTTCGGAGCTTTTACGTCAAGAAGGATGCCTTCAGCGCTTTACTGACCGCGCTGGGAGTGCACTTCGGCGGCAAGGTCGCACCAATGCGTGATGTCGACTCTCACTTCGCAGGAGGCGTGAAACTCAGCGGCGGTACCGAGCTGGATGTTCACTGGTGCCGTCCTGATAACCATGGATATCGGACGCTGCGCGCTGCTGCCAAGCCTGGGAAAGGCATATCGAAAGACGAACGAACTGCCATCCGGGCGGAACATGAACGCCTTGTCTCATTGTGGAACGAGCATTGCCCAGCACGCTTGAGTAGTACCGAGTACTGGGACCAACTCGGCGTGAATAGCGGCAACCTGTGGTTGTCTGGCGGCATCAAGTTTGAACTCGATGGCACCGCTTATTTCCACCTGGGATTCCAGATCAACAAAACCGAACACGACTCCCAAGTTGCAGCTGGCCAACCATCAAGCGGATGGATTGACGGTGCAGTTGAGATCCTGGCCAGCGAGTACGAGACCGCACGCCTTGCAAAGCTGAAGGCGATTGAGGTGGCAAATGCCTGAGCACGCCAGCCCTGAATGCGAGCGCCCGACCATGGCAAGCCATCGGCTTGATCTGGCCAGTCGTTGCGACATCTGCGGCAATGCCCGCTCCACTCGCAAACACCAGGCCTGTAGCCGTATCCGTCAGCTGATCAAAACGGCGGAGTGGGCTGCTTTCATGGCCGAACGTGAGGCTGCCAAACAAAACAAACCGCGTCGATACGCGCACTGATACTCAACACAGGCGGGACACGGGGAGCTGCAACTCCCCCACTGCCTGAAAGGAGAAGCACCATGCATTCAAATCAAGATTCGAACGACACCCGCACCTTTCACCCTTTTGAGCCAGTGACACCATTATCGGCACCATTGGAACTAACCGCTGACCTGAGCTACATCCTTGGTATTCCTCACACCAAATTAGCCGATACAGCCCAACTGCTTCGACAGCAAGGGCACTGTATTGGAGAGCGTAGTGAAGATGAGCAAGCCACCGTTATCCACTGGATGCTCGGCCATTACCTTCGTCGCGGAATCCATTGGAGGCTGTTCGCCTACGCCGAACTCGACGCCAACGATGACTTTCCGGGGTTTCCGGGAGACGAGTCATGACCGTACTCCTGCTTCTGTACCTGTGCGCGGATGCGACCCACACAGATTGCCAGGTGGTGAAGGCTGACAGCTGGAGCGGCCCTCACGCTTACGAGCAGTGCAGTAACGCCGTGCCAGGTTTGACCGAGGCACTGACGGCACCCAACCGGAAGCGGCACCGGTTCATCTGCAAGATCCAAGGCGGTGGAGCAGAACCTGCAGAACATAAGGCTCAGCCGGCGTTCATTCATCAATCGTTTCGGATGTAGAGGGGGGCTTTATGAACGAAGTAAAGCGCTGGAAGTTGAAAGGTTTCATCCCTGGTGTTGAAGGTGAGAGCAAAGCTGTGTTCCAACCAGTCGTAGTTCTCGCCGAAGACTTTGACGCCTCCCTGGCACGCGAGTCGTCTCTTGGTGAAAAGCTGTACTTCGCAGAGCGCGAACTTGATCGAAGGATTGAGCTTGCCGACGCTCTGCAGCAGCGCCTGGCCGCATCGGAAGAGCTATTGGAGATATGGCGCACTTGGCTGGGGCCAAATCGTGAAAACTGCGATGAGGGAGGTAAAAAGATTTGGGATCGCATCGACTCACTCAAGCCAGTTGAGTGCGATGGCGGATGCTTTCGGACCACAGATGAGGCCGCAGCCCTGCGGAAAAAGGGAATAGATGATTTGGTAAAAGTCTTGAATCCATTCGTAGGTGCTTGCCTGACCATATCGCAAAGTGCGGAAGCGCTGTACGACGCGGGTTATCGCAGACTGATGGATATGAGCGACGCTCAGCTGGAGCAACAGCCATGAACACAGCTTTTATCCTAATGGCCCAGTACGATGGCCAGGCGGTCATCTCATTGGAGCTGGTTTGCCGGGATTACTTCACGCATCTGACGCCGGACATGTTCCAACGCAAGGTGATGAGCGGTCAGATCAAGTTGCCCATCACCCGCCTGGAGCCGAGCCAGAAGTCGGCCAAGGGCATCCACCTCACCGACCTGGCCGCGTACCTGGACCTGCAACGCGCGGCAGCAGTTAAAGAGCACAGCCAGATCAACGGGTTAAAACACGCCTTTTGA